GGGGAGAGCAGGTTAGTTATATATTTATTTAAAAGTAATATAGGAGATGTAAAACATGCTAAAAGTAAATTTTGGTGATGTTGAATGCAAAAGATGTGAAGATGAATATTTTAGTGATATGGCTACTGAAGAAATGAATGAACATAATTTGTGTTTTAACTGTATTGCTGAACATAGAAGAAAATTTAATCATTTGAGTTTGAAAGAGTTTTCTAAGACTAAAAGAAAAGAGAGTCATTATAAACTTTAAGAGAATGGGGTGAGGTTATGCCTAGACAAACTATTTATAAAAGAGATGGCTGGAATGAAAAGCTTGAACTAATTGAAGGTTGGGCTAGGGATGGCCTTACTGATGAACAAATAGCAGATAATATGGGGATTCATGTTTCAACTCTTTACGAGTACAAAAAGAAATATCCCGAGTTATCCGAGGCCTTAAAAAAGGGAAAAGAGATCATTGATCGTCAGGTTGAAAATGCTTTGCTTAAAAGAGCCCTGGGCTATGAATACCAGGAAGTGAAAAAAGAGCTTAAGCATAATAAAGAAACCGGCCGAAAAGAAATGATGATCACTGAGATTAAAACTAAAGAAGTGCAGCCAGATACTACTGCTCAAATATTCTGGCTCAAAAACAGAAAACCTGATGATTGGAGAGATAAGCAGCAGATTGATGTTACTTCCAAAGAGGAGCATATCTCTGGAATGAGCAAAGACGAAAGAGAAGAAAGGCGGAAGCAGCTGCTTAAAAAGTTAGGTGAAAGATGATGCTTCTCAATTCAGAAGAATATTATGAGTTGATTGAGCTCGATGATGACTTTAGAGAACTTAAACTCTTAGAAGCTTACGATGACTTCTGGGAGTTTTGTCTATATATGGACTATGAATTCTTTGATAAAAGGGAATCAGTCCTTAAACCAGTCGCTGAAGCATTTCAAGAAGTGGAAGATGGTAAATTGGACCTTCTTTATGTTGGAATGCCACCTCGTACTGGTAAAAGTTATATTACAAGTCTCTGGTGCACCTGGGTATTAGGAAGAAATCCAACTGAAAGCATTATGAGGAATACTGTTACCAATACTCTTTATAATAAGTTTTCGAATGATATTAGAGATATTATGAGGGGAGATACTCATAAAAGACGGTATAGGGATATTTTCCCGGGGATACACTTTGCTACCGAAAAGCTAGAAGGTTGGAAACTAACTACCTCAGAGCAAGGAGTCAGCTATTTTGGAGCCGGTGTTGGTGGTACTGTTATTGGTTTAGGATGCACTAAAGCTGCAATTCTTGATGATAGTATCAAAAACGCTGAAGAAGCTATGAGTGAAAACTCACTTGAAAAGAAGTGGAATTGGTACGGATCTACTCATAAATCAAGATTAGAAAAGGGGTGCCCTGAAATTCATATTGCAACCAGGTGGAGCAATCACGATATACCTGGCCGATTGATTGAAGAGGGAGAATTTAAAGGAAAGAATGCGAAAAAGATAGTGATCCCCGCTTTGGTCGATGGTGAATCCTATTGCGAAGAGATTCATTCTACTGAAAAGTTGTTAAAAGAAAAGAAATTGCTTGATGAGTTAATCTGGGAAGCTGAATGGCAGCAGAGTCCGGTTGAAGCTAAAGGACTTGTTTTCCCTGATGAATCACTTAACCGCTTCTCAATGGATGAATTAAACAAAAAGCCAGAAGGAATATTAATGGCTGCAGATATAGCAGATGAAGGTACTGACAGTTTATGCTGCCCTATTGGCTATATTTTTGGTGACAAAGTATTTATTACTGATGTTTTATTTACTAAAGATCCGATAGAAGTCACTCAACCATTGACTGCAGCATTTATTGATAAATACAGGCCAGATAGAGCTAAATTCGAGAGTAATAACGGAGGTAAAGGTTTTGCAATGACAGTAAAAGACCTTAAAAAGTCTAAAACTACTATCAATTGGGAGCCTACTGTTAGCAATAAGCATACTCGAATTTTAATGAAGTCTGGTTATGTAAAAGAATATTTCTATTTTAGAGATGATTATGAAGCAGGCAGTGATTATGACAAGTTCATGAGAGAACTCAAAAAATATAACAAATCAGGTAAAGTTAAGCACGATGATGCACCTGATGGAATTACAATGCTTGCTGAAATGCTTGATCAGCAAGGAGGTATTTATTCAGCATATGCAAGTTAATGGAGGTGATACACTTTGGCAGAAAAAGGAGTTTATAACGTATTAAGACAGGATTTCATGCACTCTCAAAACCCTAATAGTTCTAAAGGTAAATTACTGGGGCCAAATGGTGATCCGCTTACTCAACAGAGACCGAATGAAGGACCACCACTCTCTGATCAGGATATAACTTCTCTTTATAAAAGCAATCGTATCTTTCAGAACATTGTCGATATACCGGCTGAGGATATGACAAGGGAATGGATATCAATAGAAGCTGACAAAAAGGTTAAGGAAGCTATTGAAAATAAACTGACTGAATTAAATGCTCAGCCTAAAATGCAGGATATGTGTAAATATGAAAGGCTGAGAGGTGATGGTTTCTGCAGTATTGGAGCCAGACAGGCCGGCGAATTGGAGCTTGAAGAGGAGCTAAACCCTAAGCAGCTGATTGATATTGATTATATTCACGCTTTTTCAGGAAATAAAATACATGACACTGATATTAATGAGGATATGTTCTCTCCGGAGTACGGAGATATTGAAAAGTTTAAGATATCTGGTGTTGGTGGCCAGGGAGAAAGAAAAATCCATAAATCAAGGCTATTGCATCTGCAGGTTAGAACTGTAGAGGATGAGGCAATGGGAATTCCGCTTATACAGTCAATATTTGACCCGTTAACTATTTTTGATAATGCAGCATGGTCAGTTGGCCAGTTGCTTTATTCTTTGGTCTTTAAGGTCCTTAAATCAGATGGAGTCGATATAACAGACACTGAAACTCGTCAAAAAGTACAGAGTCAGCTTGAATTTGAGTTTAATACTTTATCACTTGCATTGATCGGTAAAGAGGATGAGTTAGATTTTAAAAGTCCTACCGGTTCATTATCAAGTTTAAAAGATATGCTCGAATTTGTCTGGGACTATTTAGCCGGTGCTGCAAGAATGCCTAAGAGTCATATCATGGGCCAGCAGCAGGGAACAATTACCGGAGGGCAGTTTGACAGCTTAAATTATTATGCAAGAATTGCCGGGCTCCAGGAGAACTATTTAAGACCGTTAATAGAGCAGCTGATTGATCTACTGTTCTGGGCTAAAGACAGCGGAGTTGGTAATGGACGAACTGATCCAGACGGTAAATACTCAATATCCTTCAATCCATTATGGAAGTTGGATAAAGAAACTGATGCTAATATTAGAAAGACAGTCGCTGAGACTGATGCAATATACATCAAAAATCAAGTTTATACAGCTGATGAGATAAGAGAAGAGCGGACCAGTAAAAGCAGTCTGATGGAAAAGTTAGACATGTCAGAGGAAGAAACAATAGAGATGGCCCGCAGAGTGAAGGAGGCACATGAAAATGCCACTTCCTAGAATACTCTTTCCAGCTAATCATACAGTTGATTATTATGAAGACCTGCAGGATATAATCGAAAAAATGAATAATGATGTCATGGATTTTGTTGATAGGAAAGTCGCTCCATATTTACGGAGAAATGACTCTTATAAAAAAGACAGCGAAATGGATGTCATAATACAAGGCCTTGAGGAGCTGAAAGAATCAGCTATTACTCGGGCCTTTTCTGATGCAACAGCAAAAAAGTTAGCTGACAAATTCTCTAAAAGAGTTAAAAATCACACCAATAACGAGGTTAAAGAACAGATCAGATCAGTTATTGGAATGGATCCTCTCAAAAGAAACCAGCAATTAGAGGATGCAGTAAAGGCTGCAGTATCTGAAAATGTTAGTTTAATTAAATCAATTCCGGAAGAATACCATAAACAGTTGGATACTATTGTGCTGCAGGGGGTGAGATCCGGAGAGAGTATAGACGATATCAAAGCTAATATTCAGAATGTCTATAAAAAAACAGATAGCAGAGCTAAATTTATTGCAAGAGACCAGGCAGGTAGTATGCTGGGTGACTTTACAAAAATAAGGCACCAGGAGCTCGGACTTAAAGAGTTCATCTGGAGGGATTCAGATGATATTAGGGTCCGGGATGAACATGAAGCATTAAACGGGCATAAATTTACCTGGGAAGAAGGGGCCAATGGTCTTTTCCCTGGTAAAGATTATAACTGTCGCTGTACTGCTGAAATTGTTGAAAAAGAATTGGAGCAAATGTTTGGAAGAGCAGCATAGAAAGGGGGTGATTACAGATGCCAAAGAGGTTTGATGTGATAGGAATTAACAATCTTAATAAAAATTCATCTGGCTTTCTTACTTATGACCTTGTGGCTGCACAAACTGGAGTTTTTCCTTATTTGGACCCAGAGACGGGAGATATAGTCTATGAACTAAAGCATCCCGATGATCTGTTAACTGAAGAGGTTTTAGGTCAACTAAAAAACTTACCAGTTACTGACGATCACCCCTGGGAGCTTGTCAATCCGGACAACTCGAAAGAGCTGGTTAAAGGAATGACATCAGATACAGCTCGAATAGTTGGAGAAAAGTTAACCGGCAGAGCAACAGTATTTGATTCAGGTTTAATCGGTAAAGTTCTCAATGGCAACAAAAAGGAATGCAGCTTAGGTTTTGAGTGTGAAATTGTTGAAGAGTCAGGAACGTATCAGGGCCAGAAATACGATCGCAGACAGACCAATTTTAATCTAAATCATTTGGCAATGGTTGAAAAAGGGCGTTGCGGACCTGATTGCAGTGCCAGATTAGACTCAAAAGATTATGCCTATCAGGTCAGAAAAGACAGCGATATTTTGAATGATAAGTCAAAGAAGAAGCAAAACAAAAGGAGTGATCAGAAATTGAAAACTATTAAATTAGACGGTAAAGAGTTTGAAGTAGCTGAAGAAGTTGCAAGCAGAATTGATACTTTAAAATCTGAAAATGAAGAACTGACTAAAAATGTTGGCCAGTTAGAAGGTAAGTTAGATGGTAAAGATGATCAGGTTTCTAACCTGCAAAAGAAAGTTGATGAATTGGAGGGCAATCAGTTATCTGATAAGAAAATTGATGAAGCCGTCAGTGAAAGACTTGAACTTCTGAAGAAAGCTGACAAGTTTTTGGATGAAGATTATGAGGTTGAAGGCAAATCTGATAAAGAAATCAAAATCGACTGCATCAAAGCTGTTAATGAAAAGTTTGACGGCGAAGATAGACCAGACGAATACATTGAAGCTCGTTTTGATGTATTAAGTGAAATGCTGGATGAAGGTCAGGGCAGCTATGGAGATAAAAATCTTAAGTTTAAGAAAAAAGACTCCAGCTCCCGCAGTGACGCTATTGAGAAAAAGCGTCAAAAAAGATTAAACATGAGAGGTGATGAATAATGGATGCTAAATTAAATGCAGGTCAATTAGCAACAGGAAGAAGCGGACACGCTGATTCAATGGCAGGCGAAGGTGATATTCCTTTCGGTACTGCTGTTAAATATGGTACTGATCCAGAAAAACAGGTTGCTGCTTGGGATGGAAGTGCTGCAGCTGATGTCTTAGCTGGAATTGCTCAATATTCTGTAGGTGGTGACTTAGATAACTCTAAATATGCAGATGGTGACAGTGTTACTGTTGCCAGAAAAGCAGTGATGTGGGTTAAGTTATCCGATTCTGCAGCTGATGTAACTAGAGGCGATAAAGTAGCCGTCAGAGATGATGGTTTATTTGATAAAGCACCACTAACTGAAGCAACTAATGGTGTGTATGGTGTTGAAATTGAGGATGCAGAGTTCAAATCAGCCGGATCTGCCGGTGATGTTGTCAAGGTAGAGTTTAACTTACCTTCTCAGACAACTACTAAACAACTTTAAGGAGAGGTGATTAAATAATGAAAGACTTAGGATCTGGCGTTACTAGACAGGACGCTTTACTAACTAATGATGACTTAGATGCAATTGATAATACTGTATATGAAGCCAAAGAAAGAGAATTAACTGCCAGAACAATGGTGGGTTTGAAAACTGACATCCCGGAAGGTGCAGAAACCTATAGTTACGATAAGGTAACTAAAAAAGGTGCTGCTAAAATATTTGCTTATGGTGCAGATGATGTACCTTTAGTAGATGCAGATATTGAAAGACACCACCAGGGTATTTATGGTATCGTAGTAGGATTTACTATTGACCTTCAGGAAAAGAGAGCTGCAAAGATGGCTAATAGACCAGTTGAAACTACTAAGGCTACTGCAGCTAGAAGAGCTATTTCTGAAAGAGAAAATGACTTTTTCTTCTCTGGCTCTACTGAGCATAATGCAGAAGGCCTGACTAACTTTACTGGTATTCAGACTTACACTGTTGCTCAAAATAGTGGTGCAACATCTACAAACTGGAAAGATAAAACAGGCGAAGAAATAGTTGAAGATATCAGACAAGCCAAAAAGAAAGTTAATCTAAAGCCTGGAATGGCTGCTGATACTTTAGCAATTCCAGATGATCAGTACGAGGACTTAGACAGACCATTTAATTCTGACAATCCTCAGCTAACTATCCGCAGATATCTTGAAAATCAAGGCTGGTTTGACAGAATTATTTCTGTACCAGAGCTTGCAGGAAAAGGAGATAGTGGCACTGACTGCTTTATGGTTTATGATAGTTCTCCAGATGTAGTTGAAATGGGGCTACCGTTAGACATCTATAGACATGCTCCATATAACAAGGAAAACCTTAGTTCGCAGGTTAACCTTGAAGAAAGAACTGCTGGGGCTATTGTTAGATATCCACTCGGAATCTGCAGAGCTGACGGAATTTAAGAATTAATAAAAAAATGAGGAGGTAATTGTATGTTAACGATAATTAACCATTTCGCTCAAATTAAACATGTTGGAAATGTATCGTTGAATATTGGCCCGAATGAAGTTGAGGATGAAGACTGGGAAGCTGTAAAGACTCATCCAATAGTAAAAGGTTGGGTGAAAGAAGGTAAGGTAGAGGTTAAAGACGGCACAATTGAAGATTTGTCAGAAATTACTCCAGTTGATAAAGCTGTTGAGCTCGTTGAAACAACAATGGATAAAGAAAAGCTTTTAAAGTGGGCTGAGACTGATGATAGAAAGACCACTCAAAAAGCTATTGAAGATCAGATTGCTTACTTAGAAGATGATGGTAAAGATAAAGGCGATGAGTAATCATGCCTCAAACTACTGTATCTAAGGTGAGGAGTATTGCTTCTCACCTTTCTAAGTTATCTGATCAATCTATTGAGCTTTACATTGAGGATGCAGTTATAGAGCTTGAAGACTGGGAATATGATGATAAATACCAGGAGAAAATGGAAAGGTATTTGGCTGCTCATTTTGCCACTTTGGATCATCCGAAAGCAATCAGCGAGGAAGTTAAAGGTCTGGGTTCTAAAGATTATGCTGATAAAACAGGAACAGAAGGGTTAGAAAGCACCGAGTACGGCAAAGAGCTTTTAAGAATTATGAAAAAGAGCCAGGGACCCACATTTATGGTGTTTTCATAATGGCAAAACTTAAAATTACTGATAATAATAATATGCCTAATTTAATTGAAGAAATTAATAAACTTAAGAACTCTAAAATTGAGGTTGGTGTATTCGGCGGCAAAAACTCTCAAATCCTAATGATTGCCAGGGTAAATGAGTTCGGTGTAACAATAACCCCTAAAAAAGCAAAAGCTCTTACAATACCCCTTAATGAAGAGGCGGCTGGTAAAAGTGCAAGAGACTTTGATAATTTGTTCCTTATGGATTCTGATGATGATGGTGATGGAATACTGGCCATGGAAGTAGGAGATGATATCAGGCCTATGTATGCTCTCGTTAAAAAAGTTGAGATTCCGGAGAGGTCATACATTAGAGAAGGCTTCGACAAAAATATTAGAAAGATACAAAAGCATACTGAACAAGCAATAAGGGCTGTAATAGCAGGTAGAATGACTGCTGATAAGGCCCTTAATTTGTTGGGTGCTGAGTTTGCTTCTTTCATTCGTAAATATATGGTCGAATTAAAATCTCCTCCTAACTCAGCAGTAACTCAAAAGAATAAAAAGGGTGCAAATAACCCGTTAATTGACTCGGGTAGGCTAAGACAGTCAATAACTTATAGAGTGAGGTGATAACGTGGATTTTTCAGGATTTATAAAAGATTATTTAACTCCTGTCACTTTGAAAAGAGGTGGCAAAAAATTTGTTAATGGTGAATATGTTGATGATGGTGATTCCGATGAATATACCACAGAAATAGCAGTTATTCACTTAACAACAGAGGAACTTAATGAATATGATGGTGGTTTTTACACTATCCAGGACTTAAAGTTGTTCGTCCCGGAAGATAATACTGGTATTAATACTGAAACAGATGAAGAGATTCCTTTAATTCCAGAAGAGGGGGACATTGTTCACTTTCAAAACAATGATTTTGAAGTGCAGAATCCACAAAATAACACTCACTTATCTGATTTTCATAAGTTTTTGGCTAAAAAGGTTGTGGTTAAATGATAGATTTATACACTTTTAGGACCAATCTGCAGCCAGAAATAAAGAGTTATTCAGGGATTCCGCAGCTTATTAGAGCTGATCAGGATGTTAAGTCCGAAGATTTAATTTATCCGAGAATAACTTATAAAATGTCTTCTCCTTACGATATAAACGGGAATGCTCAGTCAATGTTCATAAAAAAAGAAGTGGTTCAGAGTGATGATCCTAATTTTGATGAGGATATCGAATACTCTTATTACTCAAATCCGAGAGTGACGATATCATTTAACGCTTTTGGCAAAGATGTGAGTCAGTACATTTCAAAATTAATTGAGTGGTTTAGAATTCCTAAACTGGGCCAGCGTTTTCTTGATCAGTATGATGTGGTGATTATCAATGTAACAAATATGCAAGACAGGACCACTTATCTACAGACGGATTATGAAGATAGAAAGGGTTTTGATGTAGTTCTGCAGTTTAATGATGAAGTTAAGATAATTGAAAAGACATTCGAAGAAGTTGAACTTGAAGTAGAATTTTCTGATGATGAAGATATTTTAGACGTAAATTTATAAAGAGGGAGTGATCTTTAAATGGGAGATCCTGTTGTTGTAAATGTATATGATGAAACAGGAGCTGTAGCTCAGAAAGGATTCGGTATTGGTTTGGTTTTTGACCCAACTGTTACCAATCCATTAGAAATAGTTTCAGACACTGGAGAGATCCAGAACTGGACCAGTGAAGATTTAGCGTACAAAAAAGTTAATGCTATGTTAAGTCAGCAGCCAAAGGTTCAGGAAGTTATGATCTACGGTGTTGATGTTGCTACAGAAGCAAGCACAATCACTGATGAGCTGGATAAGCTAATAACTCAGAACAATGATTGGTATGCTTTAGCTTTAGCGAGCAATGTCGAAGCTGATGTTCAAGAAGCTGCTAACTGGATAGCTTCAAAAGAAAAAATAATGTTTGGTGATTTGGGTAAAGATGCAGCAGTTGCTGATATCGAAACCTTTATGCAGGGAATAGAAAATCAGAACTTTGCTCTATTTGCTCATGATGGCGGTATAAATGATGAAGAGCAATACCTTGATGCAGGTTCTTTGGGTAGAATTCTGCCAATGACACCTGGTAGTTATACTCTGAAATTTAAAACTATCAATAATACTGCTAAATCAACTTATCTGCCCGCCGATGTAGCAGCATTGCAAAATGTTAATGCCAACATTTATAAAGAATGGGGCGGAGCTTTATATGTTGCTGAAGGTGTAATGAGTAATGGTGATTTTATTGATACAACTGTTGCCAAACACTGGTTTGCTGCAAGATATAGAGAAGAAATATTCAGAGTACTAAAAACCAGCCAGAAAGTAGGCCAGGATAATGCGGGGATCGGCTTATTTGTTGATGCAGCCAAACAGGTCAATAAAGTAGCTGCAAGAAATGGTGCCGTTGCAAAAGATGCAGACGGTAATTTCATGTCAACAGTAACTTATCCTACCAGAAAAGACTTACTGAAAAATGATTTAGCAAACAGAGTTTTAAAAGGTGTTAAATCAACAGTAACCTACTCTGGAGCTTGGCACAATGTAGAATTAGATTTCTACTTAACACTGTAAAGGAGGTATTATAAATGGTCAATTATGATCCAACCAAAGTAATTACTATTGTAGATAATTTTGTTTTGACTGGATTTGCTGAAGATGCAATGGTTGAAATTTCTAGAATGTCAGAAAAAAGGAACTCATTTGTAGGGGCCCAGGGAGAGGTAACATTCTCAAAATCTGCTGACGATAGAGCAAAAGCAACAATCACATTGAAAGAAACTAGCCCGGCAAATGAAAAACTATACAACTTGTATAAGTCAGATGAAGAATTTGGCTTCTCTACAGTTGATCAGAACTTTGATGGTGATGTTTCTGGATCCGGCAGCAGGTGCGTAATTCAAAACTTGCCTGATAATGTGAAGTCTAATGAGCCGGGAGATAGAAAATGGGTTCTGCTTGTAGCTGACTATGAGGAAGCGTTCGAGGGGGTATTATAAATAATGGGTAAAGAAGGTAGCAAAAAAACAATTAGTGTAGGAGAAAATAAATACACTCTTCAAAATCCGGGTGTTCGCTGGTACATAAAACACCAGGATAAATGCCGGGATAGATACGGCTCGACATCCAGAAAGAAGTATATTGCTGGTTTGCTTGATAACGTTGTTATCAATCCAGTAAAAGTAGATGATTTTGATGTTAAAGGCGAAAAAGAGAAAAAGGTAACTGTAAATGGTGATGAATATACAGTTGAGTATATTGGCAATAAAGCTATTTTAGAAATTGAAGATAATTCTAAAGATGAAGCCGGGCAGTTTTCTCAGGAAGTTTATATTGATAATCTGATGGCCGAAGCTTTAAAAGAAGATATCACCATGGATGACTTTGAAAAGCTAAGTAATGTTCAGGACTTAATAGAAGAAATAGAAAACTATAACAGGTCTAAAGAACTGAAAGAGGTTGTAAAAAGTATAGAAACGTTTCTTGGAGCCTAAGTATAGTTCTATAAACAAAAAAGGTGAGTTAATAGTAAATCATGATCGTTACAAAAGGCAGATAAAAGGACTTCTTAAAGATTACTGGGCTCTGGTTTTTAAGATGCAGTCTGAGGAAGAAGTTGCAAAATGGGATTTAGATCATTTTTTAGAAGCCAGGGCTGCTTTAGAAGTTTTCAATGAAGAGATTAAAAATAGTTCTGAAGGAGGGCGGTAGATATGCCAGCAGGAGGAGCACAAAGGTTTTTGGGTTTTCAAGTTGGCTTTGGAATAAATGATAGGCCACTTACCCAGGCTGATAGAAGAGTTGATAGCTTTAAAAACAATGTAATAAGAGCTACTGATAGAATGGGAGCTCTGGAAAGAAAAGCAGTAACTGCCGGCCGGGCTATATCTGCTGCCTTTCATGATGCTAAAAAGCAAATAAGCAATGGTGTTGCGGTGTTAGAGCGGTACCGATATCAATTAGGTATAGCAGCTGGAATGGGTTTTGCTGCTATAGGAAAATCGGTGTTCAGTGCCGCGGATGCCAATGAAACTGTAAATAAATTTAATGTTGTTTTTGGAGAAGTTGCTAACCAGACAAGAAAATGGGCTGATGAATATGCTCAAAGTATTGGGCGTTCTGAATATGCTACTTTAGGCTGGTTAAACAGCTTTCAGGATGTTTTAGTGCCTATGGGGCTTGCTAGAGATGAAGCAGCTGGACTTTCTAAAGAAATGGTTACTTTAGCGGCTGACTTAGGATCTTTTAATAATGTAGCAACAGCAAGAGCTGCTGAAGCTATGCAGTCTGCCCTGGTGGGTAATCATGAAGCTGTCAGAATGCTTGGTATCCAGTTAAGTGAAACTCAATTAAATTTAGTCGCTCAAAGAGAAGGATATCAAAAGAATTTCAGAGATTTAGATAATCTCACAAAAATGCAGTTAAGATTTAATGAAATGATCAGACAGTCTGGAGATGCAGTAAACGATGCAACCAGAACTGCAATGGAATTTAACAACCAGTGGCTAAGATTTAAAGGTAATATTCGCGATGTATCAATCGCAATGGGCTTTAGTTTTATACCATCATTTAATAAAGGATTGATTGTTACTAATAAATTTCTTGAAAAGCTAGAAGAAAGCGAAAAACTGCAGGCTGCTACTAGATTTTTTGCGATAGGTGTTGCAATAACTGGAATAGCAGCGGCTATTGGTGGAGTAAGTGCAGCATGGCCCTTTATAGCTGGAATATTTTCTATAAGTAGTTTTGGTATAGCTGCAGCAGTGACCGGAATTGTTTTAGCAATAGAAGATTTATGGGTAGGTTTAAACGGTGGAGAAAGCACTTTGCTGCCTATAATTAATAAGTTTTTAGCATGGGCCGGAATAAACAAAGATTTAAAAGGTGTATTAGTTGATGTAGGTAATGCAGCACTCTGGACTTGGGAAGCTATCAAAGCATCATTTGCTTATATAGAGCCACTGGTTCAGTCAACTGTAATTGGAGCTGTAAGGATATTTGAAGGTGCTTTTAAGATACTTTTCTCACCAATTAAAATGATATCAGGTTTAATTAAAGGGATAGTAACTGGTGATTTTGCAATGTACTGGGACGCTGTTGATCAGTTTTGCAGCGGTATAGCTGATATTTTTGAAGGACTAAAAACTATTGTTTCT